TCCTCGGATGTCCATGCCTCATCCTCAGAAAAAACTTTATCAACACAAGATGCAATCAACTCAAAAGATTGATCAACTTGATTGTCTTCGCTAAAATCAAAATTGCTTTTAATAAATTGATTGAGTGAGGGATATCTCATCTCCATCATCAACTTATCATCAATCTTAATTTTAGTAGTATGATCTGGATCCTTCGATACTTTAATATCGTCAATGCTGATTTGAACCTCAGCATAAGTTTCACCATCATCAGGACAGAGCACACTTATCTCAATATCCTCACCAACGGACTTACCACGAATATTCAGGAATAGATATTCAATATCAAATGTGGGAAGAGTATCAACTTTGACACCGCGAGTCTGAATGCAATCCTTAAGGACTGCTTTAATAGCGTTAGTGATTTCTTTTGTATCGTCGCTCTCAAGTGCAAGAACTAATAACTTTTCTTCTTTAACAAGAAAGGGGCGAAACTTAATTGTTTTTCCAGTCGAAGGTAACTCCAACTCATAAGTTGGTGTTGAAATTTTTGGTAAAGGCATGATATGTTATTCAGTATGAGTATTTAGATGCTTATCCTATAAGTGTCTCGATAAATCCACCGTTCAAAATAGTTTGTGCATCACTAAAAGTTCGTCCAGTATCATCAGCGTATGCTCTAATTTCGTTGTCTGTGGCCAGTGTAGATGATCCAGGAGATGTAAATTTTCTAGAGTTTACCACATAACGAGAGAAGTTAAAGTTCACTGTGCATATAAGCAGTTGAGATGCATCATAACTCAAAGGCATTGTGTTGATAGAAACTGGATATGCATTTAAAAATTTATACTCTAAAGTATCACCTTTATAATCTTTTTCAAATTTTTTGATGTAAATATCAGATTTGTATTCGTTGGGGAAGTTTACTCTGTAAGAATAGTTACGATTATCTAAATCGAAGTTAGAGGAGTCTTCATTTACAATGAATTTAATCCAGTTTTCAAAAAGATATATGGAGTCATATTTTGTGTCAACATAAAACTCAAACGAAGATGTTGCACTATACTGCCTTCTATATACGTGCCTTTCAGTTACACCAGTAAAGTCATTAAACTGTTCATGAGTTGCTAAACTAGTATCAGGAAGTGCAGCCGCTCTACAGGACAAATTAATTTTTTCTAACTTTGTAGAATTAAATCCACCACCAACTCCACTTGAACTATTAATCCACTGCTGCACAGCAGTAGGAAAAACAAATGTTGTTTCGTAAGTTGATGTAAGAGACGGATTAAGTATGCTTGCCTTTAAATCTGCAACATTCCTTGCTCTTGGTTTTGGCGTTGCCATCTAAATAGTTTTTACCTTATATACTATGTATGGGAGTTAGCAAGAAAAGTATTTACCGTCCCTCTAATCCACAGAAGTACAAAGGTAATGTCAACAATATAATATGTCGCAGTAACTGGGAAAGAAGTTTCTGCGTATGGTGTGATAAAACTGATGCCATTCTTGAGTGGGGAAGTGAGGAGTTTTTTATCCCATACCTTTCACCAGTTGATAGAAGAGTTCATCGTTACTTTCCAGATTTTATCATCAAAGTCAGAGAAAGTAGTGGTGAAGTAAAGACTTATGTCATTGAAGTAAAACCTAAGAGAGAAACTGCTCCACCCACCGTTGGTAAAAAGCAGAGAAAGACTTTGATTAAAGAAAGCACAACCTATGCTATTAATCAAGCAAAATGGAAAGCGGCTCGTGAGTGGTGTGCAGATAGAAGAATTGAGTTTAAGATCATCACCGAAGACGAATTAGGTATCCGAACTTATGGCAAGAAGAGCTAGACGAAGAAGATCAGGTGGCCCTTCTTATGAGGAGATCAAGGCACAGATTGATGCTAAGGAAGCAGAGAAAAAATTAAAGCGAGAAGAAAAACAATCTGCCGATGAATTTCAGTTTGAAGAACAAGTAGGTGACAATCGTATCGAACGTGTCAAAGATTCTATCAGAGACATTGGTGATCCTGAAGATATGATGCTTGAGATTATGAGTGTTCTAAATGAAACAGTAATCATTCCTGATCCTGGTGAAATATACACTTATGTCTATAATGCCAAGACACCAAAACTTAAATACGATCAGCACCCTTTAGTTGCTGTGTCTGGTGTGTATCAGTGGGGGTTCAGTGGACTTAACTTTCATTGGAATGAGGTAAGAAACTACACCTGGAATGAGATACCAGGACGATTACACCTTGTTAGAGCGAGTGAACTTCAATCACTTCTTGATATACCTTATGCATATTATCTCACTAATCTTTGATAAATAGAAAAAAATCTTCTAAAAATGTCTGAACGTGTAGAAAGTAATATTATACCATTTGAAGGTAAAAATTATATTACAGTTACGACTATTGAAGGTAATGATGGCAAGCCTCAAAAAACACAGGTATATGAGAAAATAACTGAAGATAGATATAATGAAATTGCAGAAGCAGATGGGAATTTTGATAATCTGAGTATCTCTCCAACTCATGGACATAGAGTATTGTTGTTAACAACATCAGGTGCCATTAAAAAAAGTGCATCCGATTCAACAACCACCGCGTATGCCGATTCTGATTTTAAAAGAGAAATACAACAGACTGGTAAAACATCATTAAATGCAAACTTAAATGCAGGATCAATTGAATCTGTAAAAGATAAAACTGGTAAAACTAGAGAACAAATAAGAGAATATTATCCCGAACATGCTAATACAGCGTTAGAGAACATTGTAGACTCTATAAAATTTAATTCAGATAATGTACCTCAAGAAATAACAACAGACAAGAGAAGGTTAAAATATGAAACTCTCTTTTATCCTGAGGATATAGCAACTTCAAAGCAAGATAAAATTATATTTGGTATGCGTTATTTCTCTGGAAGAAGAGAAATTAATTTTAATTTGGCAAGTGAAAATCCATTTACTCTTGGAAAAAGGCCAACAGAGACAATACAAGGTTCTGTAACGCTTCCAATACCAGGTGGAATACAAGATGAAAATTCCGTTCAATTTGATGGCGAAACATTTAATCTAGGACAAGCAGCAGCTGCTGGTGCGATTTTAAATACTGTTGATGCAGCACAGGGTATAGGACAATTTTTAAGGGATGCTGTCACCAAGTCACCGACAGAGCTTCAAGAAATTCTTTCATCGCCTGATGCACAAAACATTGTTGCAGCGTTAAGATTAGGATTGGCACAATCATTTACTGGTGGAAATCTCCTTTCAAGATTTGGTGGAGGAGTTCTTAATCCGAACATGGAGTTGCTTTTTGAAGCACCTAAACTGAGATCATTTAAATTTGCATTCACGATGTCTGCTAGAAGTAGCACTGAAGCAACTCAGATTAAAAAAATTATTAGATTTTTCAAACAAGGAATGTCTGTGAAAAAATCAAATAATAATATCTTTGTAGTAAGTCCAAACATATTCACAATAAATTATAAAACAGGTGATGGTAGAGAACATCCATCAATAGGTAGGATTAAACAATGTGCATTATTAAATCTAAATACAACATATGGCAACGGTAATACGTATATGACATATGATGATCCTGATAGAACCATGACTCAATACAAAATTGATCTGACGTTCCAGGAACTTGAACCAATTACCGAAGATGATTACTTGGAAATTGATGAGAGATCTGCAAGAGTAAGTCAAGGAAGTCAAGATTTTTCTGATCGAGGAGGTATAGGTTTCTAATGGCAAGTTACTTCAGACAAGTTCCAGACTTTGATTATGTCAACAGAGATTCTGATGGTAAAAGTATTGGTGACTATCAGGTTGTAAAAAATCTTTTTAAGAGAGTAAAGATTCGTCAGGACATTCTTCAAAACTTAGCATACTTTACTCAATATAAGATTCAGGGTGATGATCGTCCAGACAATGTTGCTTTTGAAATCTATGATGATGAAACACTTGATTGGGTAGTCTTACTATCCAATAACATTCTTAACGTTCAAACAGAGTGGCCTTTAACACAGGCAGCATTTAATGAGTTCTTGATCAAAAAATACGGTAGCATTGAAAAAACTAATAATATTCACCACTATGAGACAAGGGAATTAAAGAATGATAGTGGTGAAATTGTTGTACGTAAAGGTTTGATTGTCCCCAAAAATTATAAAGTTGAATACTTTGATACTGAAAGAAATCAAAACGTTGTAAGAACAAACGAAGTAGATTCTGTGACAAACTATACTTACGAAGTTCGTAAGGAAGAAGCAAAAAGAAATATCTACTTGATCAAATCAGATTATCTTGAATTAATCCTTGAGGATACTAATAGATTGATGCCATATAAAAAAGGTTCCGCTCAGTATGTGAGCAGAACCTTGAAGAAAGGCGAAGATATTAGATTGTTTAATTAACTCTCTGCCAGTTTCTGGAAGTAAGAGAGTGCATCGTCTTCATCTTCATCCTTGGATACAACTGGTGCAGATGCAGTAATGTCAGGAGAGTTGAAGTCAGGCTTAGAGCGTGACAGAGACTCTTGAATCTGACGCTCTGCAGACTCTTTTGCTGCATAGTCATCGTACTCAGTCTCTTCATCAGCAGGAGAAGGAGTGCGAGACTTCTGTCCCAGGACATACTTGAGACGACGCTCAAGATCTTCATAGGACTTGAACTGATCTTCAGCAGTCAGTCCAGCGAGAGAGTATTGCTTCTTCCAGATTGCTTCCATAGCATCATCATCGCTCAGCAGAGGAGCAGGTGCTTCAAACTCAGACTTATCATAGTTCCAATAACCGTCTTTCTTGACGATCTTCAGTTTGAAGTTTGCACCTTGCCAGAAGTCAAAGGGGTTGATGGGAGTTTCATCTTCAAACTCAGGTTGCATTGCTTCCATGATCTTGTCAAAGATCTTCTTACCGAACTTGTAGAGGAAGACGCCACCTTCGTTGTGAGGATTAGTAGGATCTTTTACAACATAGACGTTTGCATAGTAAGACAGTTTGCGCTTCTGCTTACGGACAACATCTTTGTTAGACTCGATACCGCTGTTCCACAGTTCGCGGTTGTGCTCTGACACAGGATCTTTCTGTCCAAGTGTTGTCAGAGAGTTCTCGATGTACCAACCACCAGGGCCTTGAAAGGCATGGGAGTACATCTTTGCCCAGGGAAGATCTTCTCCTTCAGGGGCAGGGAGGAAACGGAGTACAGCGAAACCGTTACCAACTTTATCGACTTCGGGTTTCCA